TGTGCAGCCTCCGGGGCCGCTGCTGGGTCTGGTGCAGCCGCCTTAGGTGTGCGGTCACCGATACGGCTCGCTTTTTTAGTGCTTTTGGGTTTTTCGCTGGGCTCACTGGTTTCGGCAATCGCCTTCTTCAGCTGTTCCCTTACCGTAAGCGGTTCTTTCGGCGTATCCGCCTCACCACTATCTCCATCGTCAGGATCAACCCCGCCAGTATCACCAGCGTCAACGTCACCAGTATCAGTATCAAGTTCCACATCTGAGCCCCCTTCAGTGTCAGGGCCACGGAACACTGTCTCATTGAAATGCTTATTGAACGAACGCAACATAATACACACTCCTTTGTTCGGGGCGGCTTGTGCGACCCCTATGGTTTACTTCCTACGCTTATTCATGGTCTTGAAACGCAAGTCCGCCTTGAGTTTGGTATCCGTAATATCAGCCTTTTCCTTCTCAGCCTGCATTTGCTCCATGGCCGGGCCAAGGCTGGGCAGGCTTTGTTGTAGTCGGAATAGGAACATGTCCTCATTCAGCAACATGTCACCGGATAGGGCAATGTTGGCGTGTTGATTGCCTACAAGGATGGCCCCATTGAGTATGCGGGCAACCGCACCCTTGGGGAGGGTTACCTGCTTGACCAGTTCCAGTGCTTCAGCTGCGGTTAGCATTGTGTACCCTCGCTTGCCTCTTCAAGGAAGACGACATGAGCCAAAGCAACGGCAGTGCTTGCGGCTGAGCCGATCAATGACGTGCCGTCAGGCAGTGTGATTTTGTAGCAACCCGATCCTGTCCTCTCGACAGTGATTTTTTCATCGATTTTCATCGGTTACCCATGAGTTGCTGAATTGAGTGACGGATAGCGTCACGCCTGTCAGCCCGACTGAGTTCAACCTTGGGGCGGGGCTTCAGAATGGTCTGCGTCTCGTTACCGACCTCAACGCAGCCTGCTGCACGCGTTGCTTGGCGGAATTTTTTCTTACTAGTGTAATAATTCCCATCGGCCATGTGACGAGTTTCAGGCATTTCATCAGAAATGACATGTGAGGCACTCCCATGCTTGACGCCTTTCGGCGGGGCTGACCGTTTATCCACAAGCTTGCCGTTGCGCATTACATACGTAGCCATGACGATTACTTCTTTTTCGCTTTGGGCTTGGACGCCTCACGTTTTACCGAATAGGCGATGGCAACCGCTTGTTTCACAGGTTTGCCAGCTTTGACTTCAGCCCTGATGTTCGACTTGAACGCGGGCTTGCTTGTCGATTTCTTCAAAGGCATTAGGCTGCTCCACTCATGCTGTCAGGGTTGGTAGGCTTCATTGCAGCGGCCTTGGCTTGTTGTGCTGCAATTTTCTCGTCAGACTTAGCGATTTTCTCGTCAGATGCAATCTGACGCTGCTCTGCGGCGAGCTCCATCTTCTTAAGCTGCATCTCCATTTCCTGCATTCTGACTTCCATTTGCTTCATCATCATGTTGGCTTGGTTGTTCTGTTGCTCGCCCTGCGTCTCAATGCCTTGGCGGGCAACTTCAGCCTGTGCCTGTTCGCGATTCGTCTGCGCCTCTATTTGTGAGGTCTGGATATCGGCCTGTGACTTCTGAGTATCGGCCTGTGCACGTACAGCAGCAGACTGAGCAGTCGCCTCTGCTTGTTTGGCTTGCGCTTGAGCCTTGATTTGCTCCGGGTTGGGTTGCGAGGCAGCCTCTGCTTGCTTCTGTTTGGCAATCTTCGTAGCCTGTTCGCAGAAATCCTCAATGGTTGACTCCAGATCACGGCCAACACGGAAGCCACGCACGCCGAATTGCAGCAACTTGCCCAAGAGGGGTGTAATCTCGGGCACTTGTGCTGACATTGCCAAGGCAGTTTGAAGATATTTGGTTACTTCGCCGATAAATTCAGTGCGATCACCCTTTTCTTGGGCTGCATCACCGTAAATCGTGGAATCTACCTCAATATCCACCCTGAAACCGCGTAGACGCTCGTTGCGCAGCAAGCCAATGGCCTTGTCAATGCGTTGCACGGCCTCCTGAATGGCCATTTGCATGGGATCGGGCGGAGGTGGCATCGGCAAACCGGGCGCTACAGGGGGCGCGCTGATGGGCATACCGGGCATTTGCGGCGGTTGCATGCGTGGCTGGAATGGAACCACGTTTTGTCCCATGGGCTGAGGCGGACCGGGCAGTTGCGGGGCACCCATGGCAGGTGCTCCACCCATTGGCGGTGCGATAGCCGGGGCTGGCGGCTGAGCAGCCTGCAATTTCTGCAATGCTTCGTAGTCTACGCCTAGGCCTTCCTCATACATGGCACCGGAGGCCTCAACAAGTGACTGCGGGCTGAAGTGCTGCGCCATGATGTCGGCCATGATCCTGACCGTATCACGCGCAAAGCGCGCCACTTCGTTCTGACGGGCGGTCAAGCGGGTGCCAGTGTAGTTGGATTTGAGCCGCTGACCGCCCAAGGTTTCACGAGCGTCAGTGGTACCGCGCATCAGGTCATTGATGCCGGTCAAACGGTCCATCTCTTCGATCTGTTTTTGCTTGATCATCATCAGTTCGTTCAAGACGCCGATGGTTTCCTTGAGCGGCAGGAACGAAATCTGACCAGCAATGCCACCCTTCTCAGCAAATGAGGCCCAGTCATCAACCGGGATCAGCTCGTTCTCAACAGACTCATTCAAAAGCCGCTGAATGCCCTTGGCATTGGACGCATAAACACCCGCTACCTTGCAAGCGCGGGTCAGCAACGCGATGCGTTGGCTCAATTCGTCAATCTGAGTGGCCTGATCCTGATATTCAATGTAGTCAGCCACCGGCAAAAGCGTGCCAGTGGTTTGGTTCGCAATGATGGGGCGCGGACAAGGGAAGAAATACTCAAGATTCAGCGGGTCGTCCTTGCGGTCAAGCAGGAAGTCATAGCCTTCAGCCACCCAGTAAACCCGGCGATCCTCTTTGTTCCAGATTTCAAAGACCTCACCCTTGACTTCGGTCTCCATTCGCGTGGCTTCATAGAAGCCTTTTTGCCGCTCGTCCTTTTGCAAGGGTATGGCTCTGGCAATTTGGCGGCCAAAACGCTCCTTCATTTGCTCATAGGTGAGATAGACGCGCTTGCCTACCGCCACGACCTCAGCCCATGTGCGGGCATTGGGCGGGAAAATCAGGAAATCTTCCCAGTTGACGTAATCAATTGGCGTAGACTCACGAACAACTTGACTGCCGGTGCTCTCAAGTTTGTTTTCCTTGGGCACGTCACCTTGCTCAAGCATCTCGTCGAGCTCAGGCTCAAGGCTGCCCTGATTGTCTTCCATGTCGATGCTGTCCTCAGTACCTATGGACACACCGACACTCAGTTCAGGCTCATACCTTACCCAGACCGTTCCACGCCCCGGCAAGAGGTAGTCACAGACAGCTTGCGTAAGAGCGTCATTGAAGCCGCAAATCTCAATTTCATTTCGTAGGGCTCGTTCGAGAATTTGAGCAGCGCCTCTAGCAATGGGGTCTTTGTCACCGAATTTCCTTTCAGCCATCGGCACAGGCGTCTTGCCGTAGATGGCAGGCTTGAGGATTTCAACGTTGGACCACAGCGCGTTGTACTTGCGGCGCGAGTCACTGTCCGTCTTGTTGCGCTCGTCACGGTACCGCGCTTCAATCTTGCGCCCCCGCTTGATGTACTGCTGATAGCCCCGATCCTTGCCTATCTTTTCAATTTGGTTATTCCAAAATGATGCAAGGCGGTGTGATTCTTCACCGCCATCAGGACCGGCCAACGGATCGAGTTCAACTTCGGGCATTTAGTTTATCCTCAAATTACCTGACTTGCCACGACGCTGCTCATTGTCTTCGAAAAGGTCTTCCAAGGTGACGGTGCATTGCCCCGGAACGGTTGAAAACACTTTGGGGGGACCCTGATCGGCCGACGATGCATCAGCTGGGATCATTTTGTCCAGCACTTGTCCAATCAGGCCCAAGGCGTCCACCTGATCGTCGAACTGACCAGCATCAAACAAGAGCAATTCACGGCGGAACTCAGCAAACCACTTAGCCCCAAACGGGCAATAAAGACCGTCCATAGCCATACGACCAATGATGCTCTGAGCTCGCATGGCTTTTGACTTGGTAGAAGGGAACTGAGCGCGGGCAACGTAGCACTGGCGTTCACGCATACGCTTCACAAGGAAGGGGCCCACGCTGGCATTGATTTGGCCTGACTCTTCGGCCCATCCAAGCGGCTTCCACTTCTTGCAAAGATCAATGAAGGCTTCGACCCACTTGTCAGAAGAGGTGCGTTCACGCCAAAGGTCCAGAACGTACATGCGCTGTTTGTTGTCCAAGCCGATGACAATGTGGACGGTGTAGTTGCCCCCGGCATCCGTCACCGCATAGTCACTGGCTCCGTAGACGTTCAGGTCACCGGGCTTCATGCCCAGCGGCATCAGGGTGTCTTCGTCCTGCTCGTAGGTCTTGAACCACTCGCTCTTGAACAGCACGCCGGTATCCGGCGCAGGCCGTTGCTGGTACAGCGATGACCAAGTGCGGGGGTTGCGCTTGAACGGCGCAAACATTTCCGGGGTATACCACTCCGGCCAAAGGATCTCACCCTTCTTGCGACCAAGGATGTCATCATCACGCTCAGCCTCGGCAGGCAGGCACACCACGAACCACTCGTTACCGTCACGGCACTGAATGAGCCCGCTCTCACCGTTGTAGTTTTCAGGCAGGATGCGCCCGGCAACGTCGTCCTCATGCCAACGCGTGGTGATGCCAATCTCCCACGCCTTAGGTTTCTTACGTGTCAGTAGATCGTCAACATAGGCTTCCCACGTCTTTTGACGCACCACGGGCGAGTCAGCTTGCTCACGGCCTTTGATCAAGTCGTCCCATATGACGCCATCAGCACGGTTACCGGTGATGCCGGTCAAGATACCGGCTGCCATCCACTCACTGCCGTTATTGAGCGCCCACTCGTCAGCCGCCTTGCTTTCATCACTCAAGGTGGAGTCAAATATGCGTTTGTAAATGTCCTGCTGGGTGATGGAGCGGGCACGGCGGCCGAACTTGCGTGGCAGTTCACTGCCATAACTTGCTACGATGATATTGGTGCCACGGAAGCGGCCCATCACATGGGTGGGAAACACCACTGAGGTATAGATGCTTTTACCGCTGCCCGGTGGCAACAGGCCCATCAACCTTTTGATTTTGCCGTCTTCAACCTGTTGCAGGCAGTCCAGCCACAAAAGATGATGCGCCCCGAAAAGATGCTTTCGGGGCTTGAATTCTTCAACATCAAGGTCGCCCTCCTCGCGGAGGGGTCCACTTGGTATGTTAATGATACTTGCGTACGTCAGAAGATCCTTTCGGGCGCGTTCTCGTTTTTGGCGCTCGGTTTGTAAGATCTTCAACTCGTTTGAGAGCTTGACTAATTCGTTTGTCGAGCTCCGTACCGTCAATCTGGTCCGTTTTGCCATTGGTCACGCTCGCAGTAATACTGGTTTGAGACGCCTTACCGTAAGCGCGATCAAGGATGACGGCGGAGGCTGCGATACGCGTAGCTTCAGGTGCACGCTTGTTGCGTGAGATTTCAGTCAGGGTGTTCATGGCCAAGGTAGCGTTCTCACGGGCTATCTGTTGAAGCTCATGGGCCTCCAAGGCAATACGCTTCTTCAATTTGAGTTTGATGCGCTTGCGTTTCATGGCTTCTGCCCTAAATGCTGGTTTCAATTCCATCTTGAACAAGGACGCGCGGTAACGTGCCCGGTACGAATTACCAAACTTGCCGTAGGGGTTGAGAGCCGCGCCGGGCGGCACACCGTGGTCCCTGAGCGCACGCAATTGCTTCTGGCTAGTGACCTTGTAGCCATGAGGCCGGGATATCTTGTACCCGGCCTTGAACACTCGTGGTTTGACTTGTGGAAGCTGAGGAAGTTTCAGCTTCAGGATTCTCTTGGCTTCTTTATCAAGCACGGCAGTTTCACCCAAGTTCAGGTAGCTGCCAGCTGTCTATAGTATCTTGGGTCAGGTCTTCAATAGCAGACTCAGCCCTCGCAGCCGCCAATTCAATTGCAGTGAATTTGACCTGAGCGTCTTCAATCAGCGTGACGGCAGCCGCCTCCTCAGGGGTCCGTCCCTCAGGCTCCTTGGCCTTGGCCAGATTATATTCCAGCATGGCCAGCCGTTGCTTGCGGCCCGGCAGAATGCGCTCCTTGGCCGCCATCTCAGCAACTTGCAACTGAGAGTAAATGAAGCGTTTACGATCCTCAAGTGAGAGAGGGGGCGTCACAGTAGTGTCATCAACGATGACGTAATCGACCGCATAGTCATCAGGCAACTTGCTGCCTTTGGGATGTTGAATGCGTTTGACGGAGGCCTCAATCAAGGGATGGGCAACCGGGCGGGGCTGACCAACTTCCTTGTTGAAGGCAATCAGCCGGGCAACATGTTCAGCCACTGCCTGCTCGAACTGTTCACGGTTTTTAAGTTGGGAAAGCTTGATCTCAAATGGCATGACTGCTCCTCAAGCTTTCTTGGATTTCTTGCCGTGCTTGGCGCACTCGGGGCGGTGGCACTCGCAATCGTCTTTGTGGCACCAAATCATGGTTTCTCTCTTTCGGTCTGTTTGAATGATCGCTACTGATCGCCGCGGAACGATCGCCAAGCTTGGGTGGCAATCTCGGTGACCTTGGCGTGATTCCGCTCTTGGATGGCGCAGTCCTGCTGCTCGACAGGGTAGAAGATCGGGTAAAGGACGGTGACGATTTGGGGGATCACCATCGCCTCGACTTGCTCAGGTGTGTATCTCGGGCCTCTAGCCATCGCTCTCTCCATGCCGCCCAATGCGGCTTTCAGTGTTTCGGACAGCGGACAGCCGCCAAGCTTGATCTCAAATGGCATGACTGCTCCTCAAGCTTTCTTGGATTTCTTGCCTTGCTGCGGGAAGTTCATTTTGGTGCCAAGCTTGGGCACCGTTATCTTGGCCGGGCTGGTGCTGCCCCTTGGCTTGCCCTTGTCAGAGAAGCCTGAGAGGCCTGAAAGCCTGCCGGGCTTGGCAGGCACTGACTTGGGGGCTTTGTTCGATAGATTGGCGTTCGGCACCGGGGGGTTGGCTGCAATGGACTTGCGGCTGACCGGTGGCTCTGTAGTGTAGAACGAGTTGGATGGCTGAGTGCGAACTTTGCGTTTCATAGGTCAGGCCTTTGAGATTTCTACAGCGTGAAGGCCTTTGGGGCCATCGGCTATTTTGAATTTCAGTTTCTGACCGGGGTCCAAGCTAATGACGCCAAGTTCCGGCTGAACAGCGAGGCCGGACTCTCGAAGTCGTTTGCTGTGGATGAAAATATCCCTTCCGTCACAAACCACGAAACCATATCCCTTGGTCGGATTGAACCATTTGACCGACCCAGTCACAAAATCACTCTCAGCCATCGCTAACCTCTACTAAAAGCTTGAACTGAATAATAGATAGCTGTTTTTACTCAAAAGAGTCAAGATAGGGACTTCTTGCGGTCAGCCTGCATCTGTTTGAACTGACGATAACCGGGGTCATCAAGTTTAACTATGCTGTGGAATGTCCTATCGAAGTCAGCATCAGACCGGCCAGCGGCGGCAAGCGTGGCTACAATGGCGTCACGCAGCCCTTCATTGTCTTCCCACGTGAAACCGTCGCCAAATTTCTTCGCATGATCACGGCACAACTCAACGCCAATATACATCTTGATGGGTGAATGAAGATCAATGGGCACGCCCACGGCTGGAACATTTAGAGTAACGGAGTGTGTGGCATTGTATTCGCAGTCAGTACGTTCGCATTTGGCCATCTTAGACTCCTTTTAAGATCAACAGTTACTTCCTTGGGGTGGTCCCAAATCAGGCGTATATTAGGGTGTTGATTTTCACGCAGCAAGCAAAATGGGCCAAAGACGATGCCGCTATTGACCAAAGAAGAGGCGCGTGCGGCCTTCAACCGCTATTGCCGTGTCATGGGCTACAATGAGGAAGAGTTGACAGCTGCCCTGAGCTTCTGCCGGGTTGTAGGGTTCAGGCCGGTCTTCATATCAATTCTGGCGTTGCCCAGTGACCCAAAAGATGTGAATGTTTCAGGCAAGGTCAGGCAGCGGATAGCCTATATCAATGGGCCGTATGGGGATGTGGCATTGCAGGCAATGAAGGCTCAGATGTGCACACCCTTTGGTATATTTAAGCATCAGTTGCTCATGATGGCAGTCTGGTCAGTGCTTGTGATCATGGTTCCAATAATCCTTGGGAAATTATGGTGGGACTCATGGTGACGATAGATGATGACTCGGTAACCGCTGCTTACATGAAGTGGCGAGAACTCACCCGGTCACCGGCAAACTACAATTCATGGTACAAGTTTATGGAAGAGTTCCTTTATAGCTCTCGATCACGTTGGTACGATGAGAATTACCTCAGCGAAGAAGGCGCAGCAAAGGTGGCTTGGCTCAACGGGCCCCATGCGGCAACCATCTATAAGGCGTGGAAAGCAAAACATTATGGATGATGAAAATCAGGCAGGATGAAAAGCAAGATGTCAATCATCAAACTCAGTGACCTTGAGAATTCTTACTTCGTTTGGTGCGATTACAAGAATAGGCAGGCTTCCACATACGGTTTGAGATTTGATCCGGATTACAAAAAGCTTATTGGCATCACAGATGCTGAGGACGACATAACATGGGCAGATGCCATTGGCGAATATGTATCAGTGCCTGACAAATGCGCTGAATGGGTTCGGATATTACTAGGCCCGCATGGCACGGTGTGGCTCAAGGCCCATGAGATAGCTAATGAGGAGCAGGAAAATGGCTTATGTGACCAAGAAGGAACTACTGCTGGCTGAACAAGCATTGATGGCCGTCTATGATGTTCGACTAGTTAGGGCTGCTGCGATGCTGGTTTACATCACCAATGGCTGGGTGAGTGGTTACGATCAGGATGAGCGCACCGACTCCTATTTGATAGATGATGCCGGTGCTGAGTGGGTGCGACGGTTTGCAGGGCCGCACGGTACGGTCATGGTCAAGGTATACGAGGCGCAACATGGTGATGGATTCAAAAAGCATTTTTAGGATAAAGAACAATGACATTCCATGATGATTACAAGAAGGCAAGGGATAATATCATGGGGGCACTGGGCTTGGGTAGCAGAGAGGCCCGTCATTGGTTAGTGCGGCATGTGTACGTGGTTGTGACGCCCGCCGGGAAAGTAGTGGTTGCCAAACCCAGTGCGGAGCTGGTGGCGAAATTGGCTGGGCCTCACGGCATAGCGTTTATAACGATTATGGATATCAGGGAAAAAGAACATGAAAAGCAGCAATGACGGCATCAAATGGGACTCACGGACCATGACCTACATAACCAAAGTAAACTTCCTAAAGGCATTGGAAAATTGGCAAAAGATAGTGGAGCGCCCTGACCATCAGGAACTGTTTGAGGAGCTGACCGGGGTGAAGATTTGGCGGGGCTCAAAGGGTGAGAACCAATTCCTGATGATCAGTGTGGAAAGCTACAAGAAGCTGCACAACATGTTAGGGCCGCACCATCACGTGCTGATCAGTGCTCACATGGCTCGTCTGGAGGATGAAAAGTGACTGTGGCATATGCGAGCACGATGGTTTTCCTCAATGCCAAGCACAACGTGGGGAGCATGCTCGGCCTTTCACCCCTAGAAGCTGAGAAGTGGCTGGACCGCGTAACCAAGAGCAATCTACAATACTGTGTGCCGGGGCTGGGCCTTAAGACCACTGAGGAAGGTTTACGCATCCTTGAGTCCATTGGTGCCAACCCGCATGCCTACGCCCTGATCAAGGCCTATGACATTCAGATGAAGGACAGTGAGGGGTGACATGTCGGTATGGGTAGAACTGGATGACCTTTTTGAGGCGTACCTGAGGTGGGTAGAAATCAACAAAATAGACGACGGGGACGATTATCACAAGCCTGAGCACAGGATAGCATTTGCGAGGTACATAGGCGACGTGCTGCCCATGTCATTGCTGAACACCGGCAAATGGGAACTGACGGAACAGGCTGCGCACCGGATGAGACTACTTCTTGGGCCATACGCCGGGGTGGTGGTCAAGGCCTATCATGCCAAGAGGAGCTAGAGATGCAGCCGCCCTATGACAGGCTGATAGGCCCGGAAAAACTGATGAAGGCGAAGCAGGGCTTCTACCAGAACGATGAACGGAAAGGCCTTGATGAACCAGACTTCATGGAAGCAGTTGGCGTGACTGCCACGGAGTACAGAAGTTACCTGCAAAACAACCTGCTGATTGTCAGCGATCTGACCTACAGGAAAATGCTGATACTGGCTTCACCCAGCGCCCGGCACTTCAAGGCGCTGTTCAAACTTCTTGACATACAGGCGGAGGAAACATGAGCTACGAACGCATTTGGCCGGATAACTGGGCACCTAGGGCATGGGCGGTGGCGTTTCAGTACCCAAGCAGCCCCAAGGTCTATTACTGGAAGTACTGGTCACGGGAACGCGCACTCAAGGAAATAGCGTTTCACCGCGAGGAGGGGCACAAGGTGCTGTTCATGGTCACGGTCACCAAGCGTCAAAGGAAGTGAGAAATGGCCATACTCAGGAAACGTGCACTGGTGCACCGTGAGGACCTTATTCAGGCATTTCACAGGTGGATGCATGTGACTGATGACACCACTACGTTTGATCTGGAGGACTTCCTGGAGTGCCCAAACATATTCCATCGGCTGGCTGATACCCGTGAGTATATGGACGTGCCGGAAGCAACAAAGCACAAGGTAGATATATTGTTGGGACCACATTACCGGGTCATGATCAAAGCTTGGCAGGCGCGAAGGAACTGAGAATGCCGTATGCAGACGTAATTAGAGCCTTTCAGCGCTGGAACCTGTACCATCATCAGATTGATATGGAGGGTTTTCTGAATTTCATAGGGACACGGTCATTCAATAAGCTTGGGGACCGGTGCTTGCTCTCAAAGGCACAGGTTGAACGTGTAGAAGTACTTCTAAGCCCTCACTGGCACGCACTATTGACTGTTCACATGATCAGGGAGCATGATGAATAGAACCTTCCATGGAAGTAGTCAAAATAAATGGTGTACATCGTAGGGGGAGGAGCTGACTTTAATGAATGAACCTGTAAGCCATGAAGATATGTGGAAGGCCTATAAGCGCTGGCTGGTATATTGCGACCGTGAATTTGGCAACTTCACAGGGGAAAACGTACCGCTGTGGGAAACATTTATTGGGCATCAGTTTGGTTGGGCAGAAACAGTTATCTGGGTCCCCCCGGAAGTGGCACGGTTGGTGGAAGCCTTCAACGGGCCGTACTGGTTTGTATTGATGAAGGCACGTTATATCAGGCTCAACGAACCTTCTGTGGAAGCATC